GGACTATCTAGCATCCCTTTAGCTTCTACCGCCTCACTTACTGACTCACTGGTCAGTAAAAACCGTAATGAGAATCATTCTCAACAACTCAGACAACTGTTTTTGAATCAGTTGCTCATATGCGCCTAAGTCTTTGAATTCATTGAAGAATATGTATGCATGGTGTAATGCACAACGCATGCATTATCCACCAGCGCTGCAATGTATGCCTATGCATTCATGCCTGTGCAGCGCAGCGCTATGCGGCCCATGCGTGGGCCAGTGGGGGGTGGGGCGCTATTTGTATACAGCGAAGACCACGGAAGAGCTTTTTCAGACCTGTTAACCACCATCGTCTAAAACGCTTCATCCGTATATGATGTAGCCCACCCATAGCCTACACAGCCCCTACAATCGCTTAACTACACAGGGTCGCTACTACCCTACCTTGTCCCTACAATACCCCCCTACAGGACCATTTATGCGTTTCAGATAAAGCAGGCTATTCCACTACAGAAAACAAACTGTGAAAACATAGGCTTATAACAGTTGACAGCTTACAATGCAGCAACTACTACCATTTAGCTACACTATGTTGCAGCAAAACAACATATGCAAATATATCGCTTGACAACATTTTACGTGTCGATATAACATAGGGGTATTGGGGCTTGGGGCTATGTAGACAATGTAGTGATGCAGAGAGCATAGATGACATAGGGTACATAAATTGATGTTGTTCTATGCTAACAGACTGTTATAGACAATCATCAAATACTAAACATAGACTATGAAGCTATAAAGCCGCTAACACAAAATCGACTGTGAAGATACCAACTATAGATATTTGTTATATTTATCTTCTTTTGTTTACTTTGTTGTTGTTTAGCGATATACTCTTTTATAACTAGCCTACACATCTATAGATAGGCAGCTATAAAGACCTATATAGAAGCATATGAATATTTTGTTAAATAGAGAAGCGGTAGAAGCTAAAGGGATGCTAGATAGTCCCCCTTATTCTGTTGCATCAAGTGTGTTTAAAGCGTTGCATCGCAACCAACTAGACAACCTACACATACCGCACAGTGATGTTTATTACGTCAGAGCAGCTTTAGAGAAGCATAGTGGCTACTACTTCCCTTTAGATGTTGTAGAGAAGGCTATGCGCGATGAAGGTTGGAGAGACCGAAGATCACGTAACAGGTACGAAGGAGTCAAGTATGACTGATGTTAAAGTGTGTTATCGTTGCAAAGAAACTAAAGACATTGGTTTGTTTTCAGGAAACGCGAGAAACAAAGACGGTAAAGCCTCCGAGTGTAAAAGTTGTCGATCTATTTTAGATAGATTGTATAGAGAGAACAACAAAGAAAAGATTCGTGCTAATGATGTGTTGTATGCTGATAAAAATAAAGATCGCTTATCGGCTTACAAGAAACAGTGGCGAACAGACAACATTGACCATGTCAAAGTGTTGAATGCAGCTTGGAAGAAAGACAACGTGCCTCGTGTACGTGCAACCAATGCTGAAAGAAAAGCTAGAAAAATCAAAGCTACCCCTGCATGGTCTAACAAAGATTTCGTTGATGGTATCTACGAAGTGGCAGCTTTGTTCTCCAGTGTGGGATTGAACATGCATGTTGATCACATAGTACCGTTAAAGAGTAAAAAAGTTTGCGGTTTACATAATGAGCATAATTTAAGAGTCACAACGGCAGCGGAGAATTTATCAAAGAACAATCTTCACTGGCCTGACATGTGGTAAAGGACGATATTGATATGGCAATCAAAAAAGGCAATGAAGAGTTTAGCGGCTACAACAAGCCCAAAGCAACACCAGATCATCCAACAAAGAGTCATGCTGTGTTGGCTAAAGAGGGTGACAAAGTGAAGCTCATTCGCTTTGGACAGGCTGGTGTTACAGGCAGTCCAGACGGCAGTAAGCGCAACGAAGCCTTTAAAGCTCGTCATGCTGCTAACATTGCAAAGGGTAAGATGTCGGCAGCATATTGGGCCAACCGAGAAAAGTGGTGAGATGTAGCAATGGGTGCTATAACTCTGACGTTGAGGCGTGGCCTCTATTTTTGTTAAAGGAAAAATGTAATGGCTATGAATCAAATGACAGCAGCAGCTAAGGTTGCTAAATTGCGTGAGATGGCAAAGGACAAGAGTCTGCCACAGGACGTGCGTAACACCTATCTCGATGAAGCTGTGAAGCTGGAAGAGAAGGGCGCTATGAAGGCTGGTGTGAAGCTGGCTAAGGGTGGTGCTGTTGCTAAACCTGCTGTTAAGAAAATGATGTATGGTGGTGCTGTTGCTAAAGAGTTGCCAATGCGTGGTAGCCGTACAGCTACCAACATGGCTAAGGGTGGTGCTGCTATGAAAGCTAAGAAGAAGTAATATGGCTGCTAACAAGAACATTGACGACGACACCCGTGCTCGTGCTCGGAAGTTTGTTGAAGAGAAAGCAGAGAAGCCTGAGAAGGAATATCGAAGCGATCCCTACAGCAAGATGACGAAGGCTGAGCGTGATGCTCGTTTTGGTCCTCCAGATATGTTTCCTCCTGCTGTAGATGATGATGCCACTAAGCGTTTGCCTGCAAAGAAAGAACGTGTTGTCAGCAAGAAAGAGTTGGAAGAGTCTGGTCTTAGTTTGCGTGACTTCCTCAACAAAGAGCGTGGCCTCACTCGCCGTGAAGACAAAGCCGACAGCAAAGTTGAAGCTGCTAAGAAGCAACTAAAGCTTGGTGAGAAGGTTAGTGCTGAAGAAGTCGATAAGGCTAAGAAGCAACTGAAGCTTGCCAAAGGCGGTATGGCTAATTGTGGAGCATCAGTACCACCTGCACAGAAGGCTAAGAAGTAATGGCTACCAAGTCTAAAGTGAACGCTGCAAACAACTACACCAAGCCAACATTGCGTAAGCAAATTGTGTCGCAGGTTAAGTCTGCTGCAACACAGGGCACTGGCGCTGGTGAATGGTCGGCTCGTAAGGCTCAGCTTGTTGCTAAGAAGTATAAAGCTGCTGGCGGTGGCTACAGAGACTGATATGAAAGCTTCACAGAAATCTCTCAAAGACTGGACAGACCAAGAGTGGACAACCAAGTCTGGAAAGCGTTCCTCTGATACGGGGGAGCGCTATCTACCCAAAGCTGCAATTAAGAGTTTGACATCGGCAGAGTATGCCGCCACTACCAAAGCTAAGCGTGAAGGCAAGGCTCAAGGTAAACAATTTGTTGCTCAACCAAAGAGCATTGCTAAGAAGACGGCTAAGCACCGTTAAAGGAAAAACATCATGGCTACAAAGAAAGCGTTCAAGCCCTGCGAAGGCTGTCCCACTCCTGCTAAATGCAAGGGTGCTGGTAAGTGTCTTGCCAAAGAAGGCAAGGGTGGCAAGCCTGTTGTCGCCATCATGATTGGTGTTGGTAAGCCAATGAAGGCTAAGAAGAAATGAAACAAACTAAGAAACAAACAGCTAAAGTGGCTAAAGTGATGGGCGAGTTCAAAGACAAAGGGCTGCACAGCGGTAAAGGCGGTCCTGTTGTTAAGAATCCTAAGCAAGCTATCGCCATTGCATTGTCTGAAGCTAAAGTGGCTAAGAAGAAAAAATGAGCATTACGCATTATCCAGAAGTTGTACGCATTGCTGATGACGGAAACACTGTCAGCATTGGTGGTACTAACACAGATGCTTTTGGTAGGATTCGTGTCAGTCAACCTTACACTCTATTCGATAGTCAGAACCGATATACGACTGACGCACAATACGACACTGCATTAACCGGAACAGGTGCAACTGCCTATCAAGTTAATGAGTCTACGCTGAATATGTCTGTCACAGCAGGAGGTGTTGGCTCTGTGATTCGTCAAACCTATCGTAGCTTTCCTTACCAACCCGGTAAAGGATTGTTGATATTGGCTACGTTCTGTATGGACGGCAGCATGAGTTTGAATTTAACACAGCGTGTTGGATATTTCAACGAACAGAACGGCGTGTTCTTTCAACGCATTGACGGCACCAACTCTTTTGTGTTGCGCTCTTATGTAACGGGTTCTGTAAGCGATGCTAGGTCTATACCTCAAAGCGCATGGAACGGCGATAAGCTGGACGGTACAGGTGCATCAGGGTACACCCTTGATTCAACCAAGTCACAGATTTTGTGGATGGATTTTGAATGGCTTGGTGTTGGATCGGTGCGATGTGGGTTCATTATCAATGGACAATATGTTATCTGCCACACCTTCACCAACGCTAACGAAATCACTGCCACGTATATGACTACGGCCATCTTGCCTATACGATACGAGATTACTTCGACTTCAGCGGTGGCTGCTACGCTCAAGCAGATTTGCTCATCGGTTATGTCGGAGGGTGGTTACAACGCTCAGTCAGCAAACTATACTGCATCTAGAACAACCGAACGGACCGGGTTTAGCTCTACGTTTGTTCCTCTAGTATCCGTCCGTTTGGTGGCAGGCAGGCTCGGGGCTGTGGTGCTTTTGACCAAGGGTCAGGCTTTTCCTACGGTTACACAAAATTATGAGGTTGTAATCCTTAAAAATGCTACCTTGACTGGTGCATCATGGGCATCCACAGTTAGTACCAACGTGCAGTTTGATCAGACGGCTACGGCGCTTACAGGTGGGGTAGTTGTAGATCAAGAGTACGTATCTGCCACCTCACAAAACAAAAGCGCGGCACGGGTGGATGCTGGTTATAATTGGGATTTGCAGCTTGGTTCAACCATTGCAGGTGTCAGTGACATTTACACATTGGCTATTCGTACACTAGATGCCACTCCTTCTGGTGATGCATGGGGTGCTATTTCATTCTATGATTTGACGACTCAATAATTATGCCAACTAAAAATAAAACATTTGGTAAAGAACTATTACTTACCAACAGCACTATCTATATAGCACCACCACGATTTGAAAGCAGTGTTGATAGCATTATTATTTCCAATACATCTTCAGCCACTGTTACATTTTCTCTTGAATGGTATGAGTCATCAACTTCTACCTATTACAAAATTGCCAATCAAGTGAAGATGTATCCCAATAGTATTCTTCAACTAACTGATGGTTTTATTCTGCAACCGGGAGATTTCATTAGAGGTCTTTCTTCAGTTGTAAGTTCAATCACAATATCAATCAAAGTAAAAGAACAATTTGTAACAGCACTTTAACAATAGAAAACTATGGCTAAAAAAGAACTTACAGAACAACATAAACGATTCCTTGAGGTGTTGTTTGCTGATGCCAATGGCAACATCAACCAAGCTATGAAGATGGCAGGCTTCTCTGAAGGCTATAGCCGCAGACAACTCACCAACTCTTTGAAGGAAGAGATCATTGAGGCTACACAGCTTTACATTGCTATGGCGGCTCCAAAGGCTGCGGTGGCTATGATCAATGCCATTGACGATCCTACAGAGCTTGGCCTCAAAGAGAAGATGTCGGCTGCTAAAGACTTGCTTGACCGTGCTGGATTGGTGAAGACCGAGAAGGTGCAAGTGGAGAGTAGCACAGGTGGTGTCATGATATTGCCTGCTAAGGAACGCGAAGAAGAATGATTGAAGTTGACACTACCAAGTATGACTTTGGTTTAGGTGTCTTCATACTACCGCAACCCAAAGATGCTAAAGAGTATGTTAAGATACCAAGACTTGGCCGAACTATTCCGTTCGGGTATGTAGCTGATGAAACCGATGATGGCTGGCTAGTTCCTGTAGCTTTAGAGATTGAGGCGCTTGAGAAAGCTAAGAAGCATTTGAAGCAATATAGCTTGAGGCAGGTATCGGCTTGGCTCACTACTGTGACTGGTAGAGAAATAAGTCATGTTGGTTTAATGAAGAGGATTAAGAGTGAACAGTCCCAAAGACGTAAGTCCTCTACTTATCGAGAGCTTGCCGACAGGTACGAAAAAGCCCTTAAGAAAGCGCAAGAGTACGAAAAAAGAACAGGCACCGGACAAGACAGCTTCTTCGGTAGTGATCGATTCGTCCAATTTAGCTCCACCTTCTCCGACAACAGCACCGATAGTTGAGCCTGTTGAGTATGAGAACATCATATTCAAACCCAACCCCGGCCCTCAGACAGCCTTCCTAGCTGCTCCTGAGCGTGAGGTGTTATATGGTGGTGCGGCTGGTGGTGGTAAGAGCTATGCCATTCTTGCCGATCCTTTACGTTACATTGCCCATCCACAATTCTCTGGATTGATTCTTCGTCACACAACAGAAGAGCTACGTGAACTCATTTGGAAATCGCAAGAGATGTATCCTAAGATATATCCCGGTATCAAGTGGAGCGAACGTAAGATGCAATGGCAGCATCCAAGTGGTGGCAAGTTGTGGATGTCCTATCTTGACCGTGACGAAGACGTTATGCGTTATCAGGGTTTGTCGTTCTCCTACATCGCTTGGGACGAGCTAACACAGTGGCCTACACCGTTTGCCTACAACTACATGCGCTCTCGTCTGCGTACAGCAGCGCCTGATCTGCCTGTGTTTATGAGAGCTACCACCAACCCCGGTGGTCCCGGTCATCAATGGGTTAGGAAGATGTTCATTGTCCCTTCACCACCCGGCAAAAGCTTCTATGCCACCGACATTGATACAGGACAGACGCTGGTCTACCCTAAAGGACACACCAAAGAAGGCTTGCCACTGTTCAAACGCAAGTTTATATCGGCTAAGCTGGCAGACAATCCCTATTTGGCTGAGTCTGGTGACTATGAAACCATGTTGTTGTCTCTACCGGAGCACCAGCGTAAGCAATTGCTTGAGGGAAACTGGGACATTGCTGAAGGTGCAGCGTTTTCGGAGTTCAATAGAGCCATTCACGTAGTAGAACCCTTCGCTATACCCAATAGTTGGCCTAGATTTAGGTCTTGTGACTACGGATATGGTAGCTATAGCGCTGTTTTGTGGTTTGCTGTAGCGCCTGATGACAGTTTGGTTGTCTACCGAGAACTTTACGTAACTAAATTGTTGGCAGAAGACCTAGCTATAAGCGTTTTGAATGCCGAAGAGGGTGAAAAAATACGATATGGTGTGCTTGATAGCTCATGTTGGGCGAAACGTGGCGACACTGGACCCTCTATTGCTGAACGAATGATCTTAAAGGGTTGCAGATGGCGACCAGCAGATCGTAGTGCTGGTAGTAGAGTTGCTGGAAAGAACGAAGTACACCGCCGTCTACAGATTGACCAGTATACAGAAGCACCTCGTATGGTGTTCTTCAACACATGTACACAGATCATTGCTGATCTACCTACATTACCTATTGATAAGACTAACAACGAGGATATCAATACTAAGGTTTCAAATGACCACACTTATGACGCATTGCGTTATGGTATTATGTCTCGACCTCGCAGTGGGTTATTTGATTTTGATCCTGCTTCACAACACACAGGTATGACTATTGCCGATCCCACAATGGGGTACTAACATGTTATACCTTTACACATTGACGTTCTAACACGGAAACACTATGGCACTAATTGATAAACCTACAACAGATAAAGTATTGGCACTGGATGACACTAAAGGTGGAGAAGACTCCTTCAAAGCTGGTGGACTAATATCGTTTATTCAAGAACGATACTCTAGGTCTGAAGAGGCTCGTCGCACTGATGAAACACGTTGGCTCAAAGCCTATCGCAACTATCGCGGTCTGTATGGTCCTGATGTGCAGTTTCTCTCTACAGAGAAGTCTCGTGTGTTTGTTAAAGTTACCAAGACTAAGGTGTTGGCAGCGTATGGTCAAATCATCGATGTGTTGTTTTCTAACAACAAGTTTCCGCTGAGCATTGACCCATCGGTATTACCCGAAGGTGTTGTTGATTCTGTTCACTTCGATCCCAAAGCTGCACCTGCTGCGCCAGCTATTCCATTTGGTGAAGAAGGCGCTGCCACTATCGGTAATGATTTTGACCTCGACAAGCTTGAAGAGATGTTGGGGGCGATGAAGGATGACTTGAAAGACCTACCGGGTCTGAAGAAGGGACCGGGCACCACAGCCACTTCTGTCACTTTCTATCCTGCTATGGTGGCAGCTAAGAAAATGGAGAAGAAAATTCATGACCAGCTTGACGAGAGTGGTGCAAGTAAGCATCTGCGTTTGTCAGGCTTTGAAATGGCACTGTTCGGTACAGGTGTGATGAAGGGTCCGTTTGCTGTCAACAAAGAATATCCTAGTTGGGCTGAAGACGGCGAATACAAGCCAACAATCAAGACAGTACCAGAAGCATCACACGTTTCCATCTGGAACTTCTATTGGGATGCTGACGCTAACAACACAGACGAATGCCAATACGTCATTGAGCGTCACAAGATGTCACGCACACAGCTTCGTGCTTTGAAGAAGCGTCCTCACTTCCGTAGCAATGTCATTGATGAAATCATTGCAGGCGGTGAAGGCTATACTAAGAAGTATTGGGAAGACACTCTGAAGGATTACGCACTAACATCTAGTGTTGATCGCTTTGAAGTGTTGGAGTATTGGGGCAACGTCGATATTGAGTTGCTTGAAGACAATGACATTAAAGTACCTGAAGATTTTGAAGGAGAAATGCAAGCTAACATTTGGTATTGCAACGGTAAGATTATTCGCCTTGTGTTGAATCCTTTTAAGCCAGCCAAGATTCCATACTACGCTGTCCCTTACGAACTTAACCCCTACTCTCTGGCAGGTGTTGGTGTCGCTGAGAATATGGACGACACTCAAACCTTAATGAATGGTTTCATGCGTATGGCAGTGGACAACGGAGTCTTGTCAGGCAACCTTGTTTTCGAGATTGATGAAACCAACCTTGTGCCCGGTCAAGACATGAGCGTCTATCCCGGTAAAGTGTTTCGTCGTCAAGGTGGTGCTCCCGGTCAAGCTTTGTTTGGTACAAAGTTTCCTAACGTGTCTCAAGAGAACCTTCAGATGTTTGACAAGGCTCGTCAGCTTGCCGATGAATCAACAGGTATGCCATCGTTCGCTCATGGTCAAACTGGTGTGAGTGGTGTTGGTCGTACAGCGTCCGGCATTTCGATGCTGATGAATGCTGCCAGCGGTTCCATCAAGACAGTGATTAAGAACGTTGACGACTACTTGCTTGCTCCGTTGGGTAAGGCGTTCTTCAACTTCAATATGCAGTTTGACTTCGACCCTGAAATCAAAGGTGACTTGGAAGTTAATGCTCGTGGTACAGAATCGTTGATGGCTAACGAAGTGAGAAGCCAGCGCTTGATGCAATTCATGCAGATTGTTTCCACTCCAACATTGATGCCCTTCGCTAAGATGCCCTACATTGTTCGTGAGATTGCTAAGTCGATGGACCTCGATCCCGATAAAGTCTCTAACAATATGGAAGAGGCTGCTCGTCAAGCTGCGTTGATGCAACCGCCTGCCCCTGCTGGTGGCGCTCCCGCTGAAGGTGCTCCACCTGTGCCGGGTGCTGGCGGTCCTCCCGGTGTTGCAGACATGACAGGTGGTGGTGGCGGTAACATCGGTGTTGGTGCTGCTCCGACTCCGCAAGAGCAAGGCTTTAGCGCTGCACCTCCACAGATGCCAGCAGGGATGTAATGATGGATAAGCCGTTCCTTCCAAAGCTCAAAGGTATGCTAAACAGTCCTCATCTGTGGGATGCCTTTGTTGAAAAGCTTGACTATGACATCAAGCAAGAACAACGCAATCTTGAACAGGCAACAGACCTGCAACAAATGTTTAAGGCGCAAGGTGCAATTGCTGCATTGCGTCATCTCAAATATCTAAAGGATGAAATCAATGCTGGCTAATCAAATGAACAATATGCTTGCTGAAGGTGGTGTCATGCAAGAAGGTGGCACAGTCGATCCAGTTTCTGGCAATGATGTACCACCCGGTGCTATGGCAGAGGAAGTGAGAGATGACATTGACGCTAAACTTAGCGAGGGCGAGTTTGTCATTCCAGCCGATGTAGTCCGATACATTGGTTTGGAAAAGCTAATGATGATGCGTGACAAAGCCAAGGCTGGTCTTAAGCGTATGAACGATATTGGTCAGATGGGTAATGCTGAAGAAGTTGAAGACGCTGAAGCTTTACATGGTGGAGAAGACGAGATGGATGATGAAACTTTCTCGTCTGAGATTGATTCCATTATTGGTGAAGAAGGTAAACAAGAATACTCAGCAGGTGGTGATGTTCGTAAATACCAAGTTGGTGGTAATGTGTCCCCATCTAATGCACAGTTCTATCGCAATACATCACCTAGTTCTCAAACTGTTGCAGCCACGAGTCAAGATACTTATATTGGTGGCACTGCAAATAAAGAACTCTACCGTGATGCTCCCATTCGCGGCTTTGAAATGGTAGCAATGACCAATGATGCTGGTCAAACTATTTATATTCCATTCATCAATGGTAAACCTCAGTTGGCTATTCCTCAAGGATATAGGGTTCGAACATCTGATTTGACCACTACTACACCTACTCCTACAACTGGTGAGGGTACATCCACTCCACAACCTACTGATGGTGGTGGTGCTAGTGATGGTGAAGGTGCTTCCGCTGCGCCATCGTCACCGGGGTTCAGTATCGGAGAAGAAGGGTTTGCTGTTGCTAATGAGACTAGCACCACTACTGGTTCTATGGCAGGTGCTGCTTTAGCTATGGCATTTGGTTTATCCCCTGCCTTCGGAGCACAGGCTGGTAAGGGGTTGACCGGGCTATCAAACTTCGCAAACGCCCAAGCCGCTATGAATTTCAACGTTGCTGTTTCTGATACCACAGCAGCAGCAAATAATGAAGGTGTAACAACAGCAGCCGCCACCACAGGTCCGTCCGGTACAGGTGGCGCTGCTGCCTCCGCTGCTGCTTCTGCCGCTGCTGCCGCCGCCGCTAATGGCATGTCTGCTGAAGCACAAGGGGCAGCATCACAGGCCGCTGCTGATGCTACTGTTAGTGGGGCTTCTCCTTCTGCTGCCGCCGCCGCAGGAGCTAACGCCGCTGCCGCTGCCGATCAAGGTGATGTAGCAGAGGGTGGTTCTATGGCCGCCGCTGCCGATGCTGCCGCCGCTGCCGCCGCTGCCGATGCTGCCGCCGCTGCCGATGCTGCCGCCGCTGCCGCCGCTGCCGATGCTGCCGC